TGTCTATTGCCAAACTAATCGTTTATTTGGTTTAGTTTTTTATTAACCCAATCACGCATTGCAGTTCCACCCCATAAATTCCACGAAACGAAACCATTGTCGCGCCAGGGTGTGTCCTTGTAACGGTCCGCAATTGTTTGGTTGCCTTCGTGTCGTGCAAAAAATGATTTAATGCGGTTTAACATTTCAACTGTTAATGGTTCGCGGTTAGCCAACATTGATGCACGCCGCCAACCGGTTGGCGTTCCGGCTTGTACTTCGTCGCCGTATTTTTTGCGCCATTCAATCATTCGTTTGGCGTTATTGGTTGCCGTTTGCGGGTATGTTGTAAAGGTTTCGTCCTTACTTATTGGATTTTTTTTTTCGATGTTTTTATTTAAAAACTTATTGACGTCAACGTCAATGTTTTCAATCGGCATTTCAACGTCATTAGATTGCACCGGAATAAGATTCGCCGGAATATAATAATCATCTAATTGCGTTGTTTCTTCGTCTTTTCCATAATTCATTGCGGCCCGCTTTTCGTTTGGTGTGATCCACCACGCTTTTGACAACTGCTCAACGACTTTGTCGGTTTCTTCTTGTAACTCCGGAATTACTGAAAAATCAAATTCAATACAAAGTTTGTCACCGTATTTTGGCGCCAACCATCGATTCAATTCGTCTTTAATCTTTAACAGTTCCGGAATAACCGCGTTTTGATATAACGCCTTCTTTGCTTCCTTCATATTGTTATATGACGACGATTCGGTGTTGTTTAGTAGTTGAACCGGCACGTTGTAAATATTACATAAATCTTTGATTGATGCGTTGTATTGCTCAATCAATGAAACGTCCGCAGCATTCAATCCAAAGTTAACCCACGACAATTTTTTAGGTGTTATAATAACATCACCCGCATTGTCTGAACCTTGGAATTGTTTACGGAATTTATCTTTTAATTGTTGCGCTTGAACCTCGTTAATGTCGCCTTCGTCACTCATTAAAAGACCACGCGCCGTTTGGTTTTGTAAATACTTAACTCCGGTTTGAACGGCTTCGTTGTTTGTAGTTAATGAACGTAAACCGGCACGCAATGGCGATTGTCCGTATAAATGCGAACCCGTTCCATCATAATAAGGGTTAAAATCTTTAATGTGGCATATTTCTTCTGCCGGTATTTCAAACGTTCCGTTGTATTCTATTTTGTATTTAGAAACCGGCTTCATTATACCGCCGGAAACGATTTCCATAATTTGCGACGGCATCACATAAAGTTCGGTATATTTTCCAACATTGGCGCCGGTATCCGGTCCAATACCGTATATGTAACGGTTTCCGGTTAATTTTCCGAATGCTATCATTTCAGTAATAAATGAATTATAAGATTGCGCCGGATTTGGTCGGTCCAATAATTTATGCAATTCGGTGTCTTGTAACTCAACCAACGAACGTTTTTGTAACATTGCCGCCTTGTGTATTGTCGCAGCGTCAAACGTTCCGGACGTCATCGCCTTATATCTTTTATAGTCGTTTTCGTTTGTCTTTTCGTAGACTTGAAACGGAATTGTTGTTGCCGCTTTTGTTATTAAATTTATTAACGCGTAAATCGTTGAATTTTTTCGGTAACCCTCTGTAATATATGAATCGTCATTTTCCGGATTCCAAACTATTGATTCGCCCAACCAATTGTAAATTGCGTTGTTGTATTGTTGTGCGGTTTGTTGTGCGTTTTTTGAAATTATAGACTTAAAGCGGTCGAGTAATGATGCCATATTTTATTGATGTATAAAATTTTCGTAAAAATACAAAATTTAAAATTGTTTTTTATACTACAAAAAATTCAGTTCTGTTTTTGTATTTAGAATAAACGGCGTAACGCAATGCGTCCATCAAATGATTGTTTGCGTCAATAGGTTTATTAATGATTGTTTCGTCTTTTAATTGCTGCCAATAATAAGTGTGTTGCTCACGTTTTAGGTTGTTTGATTCGTTACTGACAAACACTTCGTGTTCCTTTAATAAACTGATTCCGGCGTTTATTGATCCGGCTCCTTTAACCGCACCTTTTGCCAATATACCCATTTGTCGCAGTTCAACAATTGATTTTGGTTCCGCTGAATCACAATAGGCCAACACGTCTGCCTTGCCTATGTTTTTTAAAAAGTTTGCAATGTCGCGGTTGGTCATTCCTTTTTTATACATTAACTCGTTTATATATAAACGGTCTTTTATTTTGCCAACTTCTAAAATCGCTAATTCGTCATTGGTAAATCCAAAGTCAATGCCAATAACGGTTTCGTCGAACTCCGGAAATTCAGCTAATGGAATATATTTCCAATTCGTAAATATTTGGCGGTTTGAAAATTGCGCACGTTGGCCTTCACCATATACGCGCCAATAGTCGGGGTCACGTTCTTTGATGCGTTCGATTTCCTGGACCAATTCAGACGGTAAGAATTTATTATCCTTATACGTTGTAATAAATAAATCGCAATCGTCGCGTTCAATGACTTCATTATAAAGCCAATGTATTGGGTCCGATGGGTTGAAGTCAATAATCATTTCGCCAACGGTCCGCATATTTAATTGGCGGAAATCCTCAAAGTTTAATTCGTTACTCTCATTCAAAAAACAAATATCGTGTTTGGCGCCACGAATCTTTTGCGGATCGTCTGTTGAAATGAATTGAACCATTGAACCATTGTATCGAAATACGTTTTCCGCTTTGTTATGTTCGCCTTTATAATACACGCCTAACTTTGTGGCAATGGAAACAAAATCACGCAATACGGAACGTTTTAACGCCGGTAACGTTTTCCTAACAACTGAAATCGTAATTGGTTTTTTTGTTGTAGTTAGTTTATAAATTAAGTATTGACAAATCGCATAGGTTTTGCCCGAACGTGTACCGCCTTGATGTACTTTAATACGCGCCGTTGAATTTAATGTTTGGTAAAATTGAACGTTGCAAAATTCTTTTATTTGTCCTTTGCCGGTGTCCATTCAATGATTTTAGATTCGATACTACCGTCCATTTGTATTTCCTGGCGTTCAATGAATCCGCGTTTTTTTCCTTTTGTTTTCAAATAAAATATTGTTGCAGTTGTATTGCCTTCTTTGATTTGTTTGTGCAATTGTGATTCGACAAAATCCAAAGTAAAGTTTTGCAATTCATCAACCTTTGATTTAAACGCCTTATCTTTATTATAATATTCATAAAACGTTGACCGCGCGCAACCTACTTTTTTGCATGCGGTTGTGACAATTCCCAATGATTGTTCCAACGCTTCTAATAAATTGTTTTTTAATATGTCCGATTTTGTTTGCATATCGCAAAGTTAAATAAATTAAAAGACATAAAAAAAACCCTTCATTTCTGAAAGGTTTTAATTAAATAGCTTATTTAGGTTTTTCCTATTTATACACTATTCCAACGCGTCCGTTGTTTTTATACTCTTTTAAATAATTCTTCTTTATTATTCAAAGTTTCATTTGAAATAAACTTTAATGCGCCGGATTTACATTCCAAAGATATACCGTTTTGCTCAACTTCATAAACTTGAAAAGAATTCCAAACATCATTTGAATTAAAATAAAATTCAACTAAAATGTCGCCTTTGTTTACTTGATTTGAATTTTTAATATTTAAATAAGTTTTCATAATTGTTTTATTTTAAAATGATTGTGAATATTTTTTGAGTTGCTTAAAAGTGTCGAACTGAACCGCCCAATTGTTTTCATTTGAGCAGTCATCTGCATTTTCTGCATCGTAAGCAGTCCACTTGTTGTTTGCAGTAGCAAAACCACCTTTAGCAATCCAAACCCCTTGTTTGTCTGTTACTTTGTAAACTCCTTGTGATATTTTTGAAACTTTCATAATTGTTTTTTTTAATGGTTTATTGATTTCTATACCGCTAAATTAAAACTTTTTTTTCAATTACAATACAAAAATGAAAGTTTTTTTTAATTTTTTACGAAAACTTTACGAAAATTATTTTCCGCACAACTCGCAAACGTCTTTGTCGTCGTTTGTTTCTTTTGGTTGTTCGTCGTCAATAGGTAAATCAAAAACGGGTAAATCAACCCCCCAATCAATTAATTGTTTTGCGTCCCATTCATTCGCCAGGATATCCCAATCCCATTCACCGAACCCCGAATTGTCTTTGATTATGAATTCGCGCTTTTGCGCCTCTGTTAAACCCTTTTGAATATATATTGGAACCTCAAACAAACCCGCAGCCATACACGCTTTTAATCGCATATTGCCGCCTAATATGGTCATTGTTTCGTCAACAACAATTGGCCGAATTTCCAACATTTGTGGAAACTCTTTAATTGATTTAATTAGTTTTTTGAA